TGCGACCTTGCATTTCTTCGCCTTTTTTAGGTTCCGGCGTTGACATGGGGGAAGACATAGGGGGTGACGATGCACCAGACAGTGCTGGTTTCTTTTCTTCGCCTTCTTCGCCTTCAGTGCCTTCTTCTTCAACCTCAATTTCCATCGAAGCCTTACCGTCTTTGGCACCGCCGCGAATCAATTTCATCAATTCTTCTGCGCTAACAGCCATATTAAGTCCTTTCAGGGCGGTTTGTACTTACTTACCGACCGTCTGTCAAGCGATTAACGGCGTGATGGCCGTGCATAACGTAGCATTTTGCGTTGCATCATGAGAAACGACCTCCTGCGCGTTGATAACCCGTGCGATTCATCGTCGCACGACCATAATTGAGTTGCGGGGTGCGATAAATCTGTTTTAACTCCGATTTTCCGGTTCTTGGCTGGTCATTGCTGTAAGAAAAGCGATCTTGACCGCTCCTCGTGTCGCCAGAACCGCCATTCATGTTGGAATTACCGTTTGTCAGCATAAAAACCTCTACATAGCGGGTGGTGCAGCGCCTTCAGGCGTTGGTTGCTGTTGTTTTTGCATCTCTTGTGCTGCTTGCTGCGCTTGTTCCATCTTTCGGAGGTCTTCTTTGAGCAATTGCTTCATAGGAGGCTCCAAAATGTCAATCAAACGCTCTTTTGTAATCGCACCACGGTCTGCAAGCGCAAAAGCCAGGCTTCTTAGGTCTTCTGTAAAGATTGGCGAATTACTATGTGCATCAACTTTGACCACGAAATCTTTCGTAAACTGGTCTGCAATGAATTTATTGCCCGTATCGTCAGTATAAATGCGGTCAGAATAGCTTTGCATAGCTTTTAAGTACAGCGTTGCCATCTTTTCAAGCGAATCTTCAATAATTAACGCCCGTTTTTTGGCTCTTGATGACCCTAAACGGGCTAATTGCGAGGCATGACCGGCACTTCTAACGCCTGATTCACCTCTACCCTGCAAAACATTCACAATACCAGAGGCTTCTTCAAACATTTGATCGATTTCTGCAATCTCGCGGAAGAGATCATTGGGTATCGACGGTGCTAATTGCTCAACCTTGGCATTAGGCATATCAGTAGAAAGCAAACCACCAACACGGTTAAGTGCAAAGTTCTTCTCATCTAACAAACCCGTAAAGCCAATCAATGCCGTAGGCGGTGTAACTTGCTTAGAGAGCAAATCAAGAATCTCTGTCATGCGTTTATTTCGCATATCTTGCAAGAAAACAAGCCTTGCAACCTCTGAGATACCCCAGTAGTAGTCATATTGAGGCGTTGGGCAGAGCTGAATAAAGGGTAGTTCACCCTTTAAGAACATGCCCTCACCTGGCCTGTCATAGATGATGACATTCGGGTCTGCAATCGTCACGCATTGGTAGTCATCAGTGTCATCGTTCCACACCCATAACTCGGTCATCTTGACGGTATCTTCAGCAACCCGCGCCTTGTACTGCTGCATACCAGCAATATTCAGGTTCACATTGCCGTACATTGTGGGGTCAGTAGCCGAAAGAATCAGACGCTGGATACCATCAGGCACTTGATTTTGCTGGCTTTGACCTAACTGCAAGCGAGCAAGCAGCGCATCACGGTTGGGGTGTGAATAAAGCCTTGCGTATAACTCAGAACGTGTGATGTAGTAAATCTGAATCAATGCTTCTTGGCGATCTGTGTAAGGCGTGTCTTCTCGATACACACCAATACAACGTGGATCAACCATGTAAGGGTGCAAGCCATTCTTCTGAATGAGCTTAATGAACGTGGAGTTGTAGCAAAGCGCCCAATTCAGGGCTTGCGCAAACACCTGGTCAGCATTGGAGTTAAGCCAATCATCGTTTAAAGCACCAGTGAGTGCAGGAATCTTGGTTTGCTCGTGAGCGTTTACTGAAGCGCCAAGAGAAATCGTAAAACGGGTGGTTTCTGCTGAATAAAGAAAACTGGATAACTGATCGATGTGCGGGTAAATCTTGTTGTAGTAAGCCGGTGGGGAATCAAGCCCCGAACCAAACAAGTAATAAGACCTTAACGAATCGTATGTTCCTGTGCGCTCCTGAATGCTAACGGAGCATTTATCAACCAGGTCATTGTAGAAATACTCGCGTTGAACGGGATCGTCAGGGATTCTCATGTTGATAACTTCAAGTTTTCATGGTCACGGATAACCACCGATGGTTGCGGTTTGCGCAATGCTATACCACTTTCTTTAACCGCTGACAAGCCTCCAACGGTTTCGCCTCTAATGGAATTAAGATTGTAGTTGCCTATTTGTGACGGATTCCCCCATTGCACTCCGAAAGGATTCTGAGGCTGTGCAGCCTGTTTGTTTTGCAACAAAGCATGATTTTGGTGATCACCTTCTCTAGACGACTTAATGTCACTCATGCCGTAGTCATTAGCCAACTCACGCAATGTGGTGTCAGCGTGTTTAGTCTTATCAGATTTCATCCCAACGGGTTGCAAGAACACCAACTGTATATCTGTTGTGCATCCATGAGGGCATTCCGGTTTATTGCTTTCAAAAAAACCATGTGCAGGACATTTGTAATCATGATAAACGGCCATGTTTTCTCCTTATTTGAGCATCTAAGTCATCTCGACGGTAATCATCTGCTTTTGGCCGCACACCAATATTGAGCTTAAATTGATTGCCGTCAAATTCAATCAAGTTGCGCCTCACCATGGTTTGCTTAGGCTTCTTGCGAAACTCTAAATAAACATCACGCCTGAATCGCATGACAGCAACGTCACCGTTAATCCATTGCTCATAAGCACGATTGACACGGCGTTGCACAAACTCTGTAAGCGGGTAATTCTTACGCTGAAACACATCCCTCAAATGATCTTCTGTAAGGCCACAAAGCTCAGCAAAAAGACGAATGGAGATGCCGCGCTTCTTATCAGCAAAAAACTTTTCCATGACTTCCATCATGGCTTCTTTATTGAGGCCCGACACCGAGTGCTTTCAAGTAGTTGTTGATCTGCCGATCCATGATCGGTTCTTGTACAGGCGTTATCGCCTCTTCCTTCCTTGCCCTAGTCATACGCATTTGCATCAATCGCGGCATGAGCTGCTCGGCATAAGCCACGCAAGCGAGTGCTGTGGCAATCACCCGATCATCCTTGTTGCGCCCATAAGCAGCAATAGAACCATTGTCTCGCACCACTGACTTCATTTCTTCAAGCAAGTCCATCGAGTAAACATTCATCATCCCGCGCTCAAAGTAATCCTTAAAGTAATTCAACATCCTTTCTTTAGATGAATGCGTGGCCAAGTAACCGAGCGAATTCAAGACTCCACCTAGCGAATCATTGCGCCTCCAAAGGTAATGCTGCATGTGCGATAAGACATCATCCAAGCGCCTTGCCTTTTTCGGCTCCATCGTCTGCGCCTGTCGCCTCAAGTTACGCATCTCATTGATCACCGCCTGCCCTGGGCCATTGACTTCTAGGTTCAAGGTTGAGTTTTTATAGGCCCCTGCCAGGTAGCAAATGATCCATGCAAACTGGTAGGTGTTGATCTCTGAGGTAGCAAACTCTGCAACTTGATCAAGTCCATCCGCATACGCTCGATAGATCTGTATGCAGAATCGATCTGCCCAGTCAGAGCTTCCATACGCTGGGTCTGCTCCAATAACATAGTAGGCGTTATCAATCGGCTCCTCCCACAATACCAATGTCGCCATGCGTTCAGTGCTTTGAATCAATTCCGTATCTTCAAAATACTGGCCCATTGAAAATCGGTAATACCTTGGTAAAAGTTTCTTAGCCACCTTCGCCTGATCTGTACACCTTGTGTGACTGAAAAAACTACTGCCAGTCATGATAAAAGCATAGTCTTCAGTCGGTGGAAACTCCTGATACATCAAGGCTTCATCTTTTAAGCCCTCATTTAATTTCCAACGCCACCAAGCAATCTGCCTTGTATTAACCTCTACTTGATAGAGTTTTTTAACCTCTCTTGTCCATTCCTTCTCTTCTGGACTTAACTTCCCATCCCAGTAAACCTTATACACATCCGACTTTGGATCAGCCGCATAAAGCTCATTTCTCCACCAGCCACAAAAGATCGCCTTCTGCGTTTTAGCCTTCTTAGCCACCTGCCACATGTCATGCCACATATTGAAGCCACGGGCCGTGCTTTCAAACAAATAAAGCCGATTCGGGTTCTTCTCAGCCAAAGAAGCCAGCAAGGAAGCTAGCCCCTCCTCATCACCCCAACTCGATGTCTCAGTACCATGCAGGTAAGTAATCCCCTTGCCACGCCCTAGCGACCCCTTAGCTCGCAATCCAGCCACCTGGTGAAACAACCTCGACCTATTCTTCAACACCCTCTGATTCCTGTTATGCGTCATCAAAGGAATCTTGTACTCCGGTGGGAAACCATCCATGTACATCGCTAGTGTCGTTCTGAACTGATCTCTGTTCTCTTCTGTATCCGTTGTCAACGTCCCCTGAAACCCAGGGTTCTTAAAATGCCAGTAAAGGTCTAAGGCAAGCGAGATCGTCGTAATCCCTAACTGCCTGCCCTTCAGAATCACAAAGAAGTGAATGTTGTTATTAAGACCCTTGGCAATCTCTTCCATCACATAGGTCTGGCTTCCAAGCAAACGACTTCCTAAACGTTGTATGCCTAGCTCTTTAGTTTCTACCTTGAGTTCCTTGCAGAACTTGTAGAAGTGATTAAGGTCAAACTTCATTCAGTACCTGGTTCATATTCGTAATACATGCAAACCTTCTCTGCCAGCAAGCCATCTCGGATGCAGATCAATACAACTTCCTTACCATCATGGCTTTCCTTTAGTCCAATTTCTTGGCTGTAGTGGCAGTTTCTGCAATCTGGCTTCAATTCCATAGTTTTCCTTTAACCACAACACCGTCTTTTGCTCATCAGCACTCAAAGGACGTTTCTTTCTCTCTTCCTCATACCACTTCATTGCCAGATACGGATAGCTTGGATCACCATCTGCATACTTCGTAATCCATCTCACCGCATCATCATGCTTCACTTAAGAGCTTCCATGCTGCTGCTGCCACTGCCGGAACTTGCCCATTTCCAATGGCTTTAAGTC